ATAGCGGAATGATTAACGAGGAGGGTGATTTTGAGCAGTAAAAAAGAAAACATCATAACCCTCGCTATCGCCACATCCCTTCTCCATGCAGAAGGGCAACAACAGGGCGGGAAGTACAAGCGAGAAATTGAAAACCTATGGGCGATTGTAGATGTTGAGAGTATGCTCATAGGGAATAGTTTCACAAGAGCAATAGCCAAGCACGTGAAAAAAAACGTTGAAATACTTAAGACTCTTGACGACAAGCAAGCTGAACGCAGGACGATGATACTTGACATGTTAGCAAAGGTCATTTCGGGGTTCTCAACACAGTCAGCCTACAAATACAAAGTCTATGTGGAAGAGGTTGAAAAAATCACAAACAAGTTCATTCATTGGTGGACAGATGCCTTCAATTGTGACATAAGCGAGGCAGAAGAAGCGGTTGATGAGATGATAGGGAACCTAAAATAGAAAAACTAAAAAAAAGGAGTGTCAAAATGATGGTTGATAACAAAGAATACGAGACAATCGCTAAAAGCATGGCTGAGACAGTTTCCACAATGATAAACCTTACAAACAACACAAGGAGCTGTGGTGTCGACTACATGGCATACTTAATATTCGATGAACTGACACCGAAATCAAAAGATCTCATCGCCGCCATAAACGAATTAATTCTAATAAGAGGTTAAGTGATGGGTATTATAGGCGTAAATATGCAAGATGGAGAAACTCTTGAACAATACCTTGAGCGAATACGCAAGGAGAAAGAGAAAGCTAAGCAGAATAGGCGAAGAGGGAGACCCTTTAAAAATGCGTACCGCAAGAGACTGAAAAAGCTCAAGGATGCAGGGGTTCTCAAGTGTGATGCTGGGAGATACGATAAAGACCATTACACACTTAGAACAACTAACAATGAGATTAAGCTGGATGTGAAAAACCTAGCTATAATCCAGATGCATAACTTCGGCATGGATGCAAAGGAAATATCAACACACCTAGATATCCCGATAGACTCTGTGCGTAAATACATTTCACGAGGGTTCAAGAAGGCTCAGGCATCGGTTATGATGGAGTGGTTGAAGCTCAGGCTAGGCAGACTGAACGCAACGGAACGGCTTGTGATAGAAGAGTTTTTCAAGAAAGCTTTGAACATGGTGGGCGTGAGCGAGATGGAAGCTCCTGAGTTCATGCGAGCATTGGCTCTTGAGGGTGTTATAAAAGTTGATGATTGGTTCGTGGTTGAAAAGATGGGGTTATCCGAAGAGGAAATGAGCGAGGCAAAGCGCATAAACCCTGATTTCGACCAGAAACAGAGGATGCTGGACTATATTGATGAGAAGCTGGGGTATGATAGGTTAGAAAAGGAGAAGAAAAAATGAGTAAATATATAGTATCTGTGCATGTGAAAAATAAAAGCAATAGCTTAATCCTGCATGTTGAAACGGCTGTAGACGAATATCCAAAAACCGCATCATTATCAGATGTTGTAAGCAATGTTGTGGATGTCATCGCACCTGACTTGGAAGTGGAATCAATAACAGTGAGAAGTACCGATGGGTAAAGTAGCGTACCTTTGTAGCTCAATCCAACTACAAGACCAGTTGTTAGCAGATTTCCCAGAAGCAGGATACTTGAAAGGGCGGAACAACTACCCTTGCCTATCGTCTGGCAGGACTGCCTCAGATTGTACATGGAGCATGGATGACCCTTGTAGTTTCCGCATGAGCTGTCCTTATCAGCTACAAAAAACAGAGCTAATGAATAACGACGTACATATACTAAACTATCACTATTTCCTATACGCTGCAAACTACACAGAGAAATTCAGCGATTATGACCTAGTGATATGCGATGAGGCGGACACGTTAGAGCAAATCCTAACAGATTTCATTTCATTTCAGATTTCGGATTCTGCAATGAAACGCTACGGTATCCACAAACCCTCAAAGATAGACAACAAATCTCAAGGGGTTGAAGAAGTGTGGCGTGAGTGGGTGAAGTCCTCAATAGCCAAAATCCGCAAGTATCCGCTTGACAAGCTACCTGGCGACAGGGACTCTCAGGAGTGGAAAATAGCCGTTAAGAAGCAAAATTCACTACTCCAAAGCCTTGCGTACCTAGGTAGCAATATCAACGCTCAAAACTGGATTTTTGAGGCTGACAAGTATGGTGTTTCATTCAAGCCCGTGTGGATAACACCGCAGATGTTTGATGAGTATTTCGGGCGACATGGCGAGAAGTTTATATTCATGTCTGGGAGCTTGCCTGACGAGATGACATTCTGTAAGACTCTTGGGCTTTACCCAGCAGACATAGACTATTTTGTGCTTGACTCAGATTTCCCAGTAAAGAACCGACCAGTATATAAAATGTTCAGTGGTTCAATGGGGAGGAAAAATCAAGACGCTACCTTGCCAAGGATAGTTAAGGACTTGGAGAAGATATTCGACAAGTACCCTGATTATAAAATCTTAGTCCATACTGTGTCTTACGCACTGCAAGAGAAGATATGCGAGTTGGTAAAGAATAAAAGGATACTGACGCATAATTCACAAAATAAGTTAGAAAAGATTGACGAGTTCAAAAAATCGAGGTATCCTTACATATTCCTGAGTCCTGTGTGCAGCAGAGGGGTAGACTTACCAGATGAGCAATGTAGGGTGAATGTGATACTAAAAACACCGTTTCCCTACCTAGGAGACAAGTTAACAGCTCTAAGGTTCTACGGTAACGGTGAGATAGGGAGGCGTTGGTACAAGTCTATGGCTTGTCAGGAGATTATCCAGATGTGTGGCAGAGGGGTTAGACATAAGTACGATTGGTGTCATACTTATGTACTGGACGATGATGGATGTAAGCTGTTAAGTGATAAGGAAATGTTTAAAGAATGGTTTTTAAAAGGAGTTAGTTATGGCTGATTTTTGTTTTAAATGTGGAGCTGAGTTAGACTTTATCAAAATTGACAGTTGGGAATATTTGTATGTATGTAAAAGATGCGGGGAACTTTATCTTGAGATAGTTGATGACCCCATGGGTGGAGTTACAGGCTCTATCAGCTCTATAACTCAAGAACAGTTTGACCGTATTATAAAAAAGGAAGGAGTTAGTTATGGATGATTTTTGTAGCAAGTGTGGAACGGAGTTAGACATTATAGCTTTAAGCAAAGATGGTGAATGGAGCTCTTTGTGGATATGTAAGAGCGGTGAGCACTTCTACCATAAAATAGAAGGTGACGCCATGGGCGGCGGTATTGATGATATGCGCCTCATAAGCAAAGAAACTTTTGAAGCAAAAATAAAGTCTGGTGATTATCGTAAACTAATATAAAAGGAGTAAGTTATGGATAAGTTGATGTATGCGGTTCAAGATGTTTTAAGTGGTGATATTGGCGCGCTAGGCACAAAAGAAGTAATCTTGGAAGCTCTTATGGCTTTTGATGTATCTGCACCTAGTTTTGACCCTAGAGAGAGAGGTGTGATCAAGGTTTACCGTCTTGAAGAGATGGGTGAAGAGTCAATAGCGGAGTGGTTGGATAATGCGGAAGCGAAATCGGAAGGAGAGATGAAATGATAACATCAGAGCAGATACAGCAAAAACGAGATGAGTCAGCAAGAGTGAATAAAGAACTGTTAGAGCTTGGGCTTGCATATGCCGAACAAGAATGTCCTTTTGCTGTGTGGGACATTGTTGAGGTAAAAGGTTATACTTATAAAGGCAAAAAGATGCAAGTAATAAAAATAGTAGAGCCAAGGCACGGACTTCAATATGGTAATACTTGGCGAGTTATAGGTATTGTGCTCAAAAAAGATGGAACATTTTCTAAAGCCTTAACCGAAATGTCTCAATATCAATATGAAAAGAGCAAGGCATGAAGACGCACATAAGCATATCCCAGCTCAAGCAGTTCACGCAATGCCCTATGAAGTGGTATTACGGTTACAAAGAGCAGATACGCATAAAACCTGAACTGAAATCGTCGCCGCTCAAGATGGGTACATGGTGGGATTTGTTCACCAAAAGCCAGTATTCTAAACTCACGGTTGATGAAGAGGCAGAATTTCAAACTACCATAGACAACATTTCAGACATAGACAAGGTGAAATTATATGCACTGGCTAATGTGTTTAGCGAGTTCATCAACACAAAAACGGACAAAAAAGTGAACACGCAGAAGGAAGTTTCTGTTGCAATCGAGAACTCTACAAGGTATGATAAGGTACTCGGCTACCTAGACAGATACGACGGTGATATATATGAAGTCAAGTTGTCAAGTAGACCAGAGAACTATTACACTTTAGAGAACATCGAAATGCAGATAGGTTTCTACTTCATAGGATGTCCAGAGGCTAAAAAAGCAACAATGGAAGTGACTCGTGTCCCGCAGCTCAGAATGGGCAATGGCGAAACCTACACAACCTTCCAAAACCGTATAGAAGAGGATATAAAGTACAACCTAGCGAAATACTTCATAGGCTACAACCCATCCGATTCAACATATGGCAAGTTGTTTTATCGCACAGATTTCCGCCTAGATGCGGTCTGGTATCAGGTAGAAAGTGTTTGCAAAATCATCGATTATATGGTACAATCGGATACGTGGTTTGCCAACACCGAGGATTGTAGCAAGTTTAGTGGTTGTGATTTTTTCGACATATGCAGACTGGGGATTTATAACGAGAAAAAGTATAGTATAAAAGGAGGTGAGTAAGTGATGAAAATCAAGAAGGCTAACGACTTGACAGGAGAAGAAGCTCAGGCGAGAACAGTTCTCTTGTACGGTGAATCCAAGGTAGGGAAATCCTTGAACTGTATCCCCCGCTCAGGGAAAACACTCTACATCCAAGTAGAAGCAAATAACCCTATGCCTGAACTAAAAGCATTAGGGGTTGACGTTTCCCATGTAGATGTGCTACAATGGGGAGTAACAAACTGGAGAGAGTTCAGAGAGTTTATGAATGACACAAAGAACCTTGACGGCTATAGGTACTGCGTGGTAGACTCATTCACGGAGCTTATGGGCAGGTGTTTTGACGAGATAGTGTCAGAAACACGTCAAGCGACAGCAACGAAAAAAGGGGGGTTGTCACTAGGAGCAGAAGTTCGAGCAGAGCAGTCAGACTACGGTGCAATAGGTCAAATGATGATACAGTTCTTCCGCTCGCTTGAGCAGTATAAGTTCACAGGAACGAATATAATTTTCACTTGCAAGCTGTCGGTTGATAACTACTACGAGTACCCTATGATAGTAGGTCAGTATTTTAAAGACAAACTACCATACTTCGTAGACCTAATAGGCAGGGTAAAAGAGAGACCGCTTGACGAGAACGGCAAGTATCAATTACCAGTGGTTTATTTCCACAGTAAAGATAAGTCATTTGAGGCAGGTTATCGTGGGGCATCGGCTGAGTTCAAGTACAAGCCACAGGTTTTGGATATTGAGCGGATAATCAGTAACAGTTTCAAGAAAGCTGAGTAATTAAGTATCTAAAATAAGAAAAACAAAGTGTTCAGCGTGGAGCGGACACAATATAAGGAGAACCAAATGAAATTTGTAATGAAAAAAGAAGTAGAGAAAACAGGCGAAGAAGGATTTCAGACAACCAAGTATCCAGAGAATGGCACTTTCACATTTCAGCTTATAGGTGGCGACCGTGGTACAGGCATTGAGCAGACACCTAACGGCAAATTCGCACTCACTATAAAAGGTAAAATTATAGCCGATGCAGATGGCAAAGAAACAGAGTTCACAGGTGCGTTCTACGAGAATAAGGTATGGTTTGGTGATAATGGCTCCTACATGGATTATATCCAGAAAGACCCTTCACGTATCCAGAACGTGCTTGACTTCTTCTCAGCACTCCTCACAGAAGGTGAGAGAGATGAGTTCCTTCGTGTTTTCGGTGAGGACATCGACCTTTTCGACCCTAAGCTCGCAGCGTGGATAAATGAGAGAGCTGAAGGATGTAAGTTCAAAGCTTTTGTACAGAAGCAGATGGAAACTTACACTAACAAGGACGGTGAGGAGAGGACAAGAAGATTTCTCAAGCCTGCCGGTTATTGGGAAGCCCTTACAAAACAAGGTAACGCTACATCAGCCGACTCAGGATTTGACGGTGAAGACGAGCCGATGTAGCGATTAAAAAATAGGCAATATCTCTTATAGATGCGGAGGAAACTCTTAGAAACAACCTAATGATTATATGTAGTTCAGAAAACCTTTGTAAGTAAAGTTAGGGGCTGGGTTGTAATGTGCCCAGCCTTTGGCTTTTCTAAGATAATATAAGGAGAAATAAATGAGTAGGTTTATAGAGCTTAAAGGATTGGATGGTTCTAGAATATCAATAAAGGCTGAGGATATATCTTCAGTAGACGAGTATAACAATAGTCCCTTGTATTGCGTAGTATCCACAGACAGAAGTATTATTAATGGATGGAGAACTATTTTTGCTTACGATGATGTAATGAAGATGATAAATAATGCTTTAGCAGATATTGAAGGGGATGAGTAGATGGAAGATATAAGACTTATTTACCGCTGCGAAAGAAACCAATTTAGCATCAAGGGGGGTGTTGCCGAGACAATAAAACTCGTTAAATTAAAAAGTCTTTCTACTGATTGTGAGGTATCAAACAATACCCACAACTGCATCCTTGAAAATGCGGCAGAAGGCTTTCTCTCTCTTGCAGAACTTGTCGACGGTTTCGCTTATCAAGCCAAACTGTACGGGTACGATGAAGATTATGATATTGTTTTCGAGCCATATCCTGACAAGCAACACGCAAGCCTTTATGCAGAAGGGATTAAAAGATACTTGCTTAAGCAGGAGTCCGCCCATAAGAGAAAGGAGGATTAAAGTGAGCAAATTAGCAGGAGTGATACTTTTCTTATATATAACCGTTCAACCGATAATACTTTTCCATTACACGAAGAAGTATGTAGACAACCAATTTGAACAATTAACAACCAACTTAACCATGGGGCTTAAGAATATGACAGGTTCGATGGATGGGTATCATGATAAAATGATAACCCTAGCCGAGCGTGACGGCATGACAACCGTCATAATCCTGAGTGACCTAGTTGCGGAGCAACTGGAGGATATAAGGAGAATGAGTGAATGATGCGATTCAATCCAAACAAACATAAACCAAACCAAGTTAAACCGAACCTGAAGAGGCAGTTCCTTAAAAAGCTTCAGCCGTTAAAAAGTTTCAAGATGATAATAGATACAAGAGAGCAGCAACCCTTACCAATAGAGACCCATTGCCAAGTGGTCCATAAAGCTTTAAAAGACGGTGACTACAGCATAGAAGGTTATGAGCACTTATTCGCAATAGAGCTAAAGCGAATGTCTGACCTTACATCATACATCTACGCAGAGCATGAGAAGACTTCTAAAAAGAAACGCAGGTTCAAACAGATGATAGACAATGGCGGCTTTGTAGCTCTTGTCATTGACGGGGTTGAATACAAGGATATATTAAAAGGATACCAGTATGGAGGGCTTACGCCTAGCCATTACGAAACATTCTTGACCCGCTTGAAGCTCAAGTACGGGATACATATCTTTGCCTCTAGGGATAGCAAGGAGCTTGCTAGATGGGTTGTCAGGCATGCGTTAGAGTTTTATGAATTACAGAGGGAACTTGAGAAGGAAGGTTCAGGTGCGGATGAGTAGTAGATTTTAAAGGAGTTCATATGAGCAAAGAGACAGAAGATATAGAGCGGGTAGAACAGAAATCCCAAGCGACAGCGAAGGAAAAAGTTGATATATTCGCTGAGATAAACGAGTTCTACGGTCACAAGTTCCGCACGAAATTCGGAAAGCTAACATCGGAAGCCATGAGTCGAACCATGTCAACATTCCGAGTAGACCCGCTGGCTTTTAACATGATAGAGAAAATCATGGAGTATGGTCGTGGAAAATACTGGAGTAAGTCAGACCTTGTGCGTCATTGTTTTCTCATAGGGCTTTGTATAGAATTCCCTAGGCTCTTCCACGAGACAGGCGAACCAAACAAGTCAGAGCTTCGTAATTTAATGTGCAACTTCTTATCTATGAATGAGATAGAGAACAGGATGAATTACTTGGATATTGTCGATAAAGAAGCTGACAGGCTAGATGATGCGCAAAGGAAAGGGTTAATTACGCATGACGAAATAATAAAGGCAAAAGAGGAGTTGATTAAAAACGCTCCTGATGGTATAAGTAGAGAGGCTGTGAAGCGTAAATTGCAGGGAGGGTATTAAAAATGATAACCGTATTTAGGAGAAGTTTAATCAACATGGTTGGTTTTAATGAAGAAGAGGGGATTATTTATATTTGGCATGGCGAGGTTCGTTATGATTTACATAGGCCAGACACAAAAGAACATTACTTTTTTATAATTAATCAGTTATTTAATACTGATTCCGAATTTATAAATACTTTAAAGTGTGAAAAATAAAAAAGGGGAGGGTATTGATATGGGTTGTTGTCCAGAATGTGGGAGTCCAGTGCAACCGATAGAGGGTTGTTTTTTGTGCATGATATGTGGTTGGAGTAAATGTGGTTACTATGAGCTTGGAGGTATGGATTAATGTGGGATGAAAAGGGTGGATATGGATTCAATTTCCCTAAATTCATAGGCGAGGTGACAGAGGATATTCAGGTGGACAAGATCGTGGAAGAGGCTGAGGAGTATCGCATAGAGGTAAGGAATGGTGATAGGCTAAAAGCTGGCGTAGAGTTGCTTGACATTATACACGCCTGTGAAACCAGATTAAGGCAATACACGACTCAGGAAATCTTAGCGTGCAAGGCTCACGTGTTAGAAAAGAATGGTGATAGAGGCTATTACGACAAGGAAACCACAGGAATGGTAAGAGTTGGGAAGCTGTTTAGAGAGTTGGAGATAGGTGGAGGCGAGGAATGAATAATCCTGAAAAAGTAGAAAGTGGCTCATGGAAATACACTTGTCCTGAATGTGGTAAGGTTTCTTATTCTATGCTTGATTCTCATTCAACAATATGTTTTTCTTGCTCCGTATCACAAGATAATGTAAATCCGCTAGTCGCATCAACTGAGCAACTCTTTTCAGAGGCTCTTGAGACCATGAAACGGAAGAACGCAGACTATGCAACCACGGATGATGTATTATCAAATTTTAAAATGTGTGAGCATCGTGGAAACTGTAGTTTGGAAATTGGTATAGTAAACAGGATTGATGATAAAATAGCAAGAGTATCTAATCTTCTTAAGCGTGAGGCTCAGGTGAAAGACGAGAAGATAACCGACACTATCCAAGACGCTATTAACTACCTAGCGATTTTACACTACGCAATAGAAAATAAGGAGAAGTAAATGAGAAGTTTTGTAATGTTAGACATTGAGACTTTGGACACTAAAAATACCGCTGTAATTTTACAGATAGGCGGATGTATCTTTAACAGAGAGAGGCTTGTTAATAAATTCAGGATAGACTTAGACTGGGAGAATGAGCGAGCAAATAGAACTATATCCAATGCCACTCTTGCTTGGTGGCTAGCGCAAGATGAAAATGTTCGCAGTGATGTGTTTTATGGTGGGCAAAGAGTTGCTCCAATTGATGCTTGTGGTTCATTAGACTATATATTGCCTGCTGATTTTGATTCTATATATTCTAAAGGCTCATTTGATTTTGATATACTGGAAAATTTATATAAAAGTATGGGGCTTATTGCACCATGGAACTTCAGGCAAAAAAGAGACTATAGGACAATGCTCAAGGTAGCTGAGGACATATACGGATTCAAGGAAGATAAAAGCAACAGTCATAACGCAATGGATGACGCTGTGAACCAAGCCGAGAACTTGATAAAAATATTCAGGCTTATGAAGACGGGTGTTCAAAGATAAAGAAAAGTAACAAAAGGCAGGGTTAACGCTCTGCCTTTTTCATATCCGCAATTGACAGCAGTATTAATTTAATATATACTTGTTATAGATTTAAACAATAACACAACACTACTCATAACAAGAGGTTAAAATGGCGAAGAAGTATCACAAACCAATACAGGCAAAAGACATATTTGGGGATAGCGCAACATCGCTACCGTCAGATTTAGAAATACAGCATGCTATAATGTACTACGATGGTGATATAGGCAAGGTTGCTGACCATTTCGGTTTAAAGAAGATATATATAAACACCCGAATAGCTAAGAACCCTGAGTTGCAACAAACCTTCAGGGCGAAAGCATTTGACATGGTGGATGAGGCAGAAAACACTTTGAGAACAGTTATGGGTATGACAGAAGAGTTTCCCAACGCTGCTGTCCAAGCTGCAAAGTATGTGCATCAAGCTTACGGTAAAGACTTGGGTTACAATCAGGCAGAGAAGCGAAAGGAAGAGGAAGAAGAAGCACCTAAGTATGTGATGATAAAAAACAGCTATGGAGAGAGGAAGGTTATAGATACTGAAGTTGAGGAGGATGATTAAATGATGGGATATATTATTATTAACAATACAGGGAAACCAAATGATACTGAGGTTTATGACGAGGACGGTAACAGAATCAAGGGTATTATCAGTGAAGAGATGTTGCCAATTCGAGCTGATGTAAAAGCATATACTACAGAGGATGATAATTGAGCCAAATTATAGAAATATACGAGCCTTCGGAGAAAGCTAAGAAATTCTACTGGAAAGCTCAGAACTACAAACTTGCATTAGCCGTGGGGGCTGTGAGAAGCTCTAAGTCCTACACATGCAATCAATTGGCTATAGATGAGCTGAGAGAGCTTCCGCCATGCAACGTCCTGTTATCGGGCAAATCAGCAGGAACGGTAGAGCGTAATATTATAACAGCGTGGAAAGATGTGCTGGGCAAGGATAAATTCAAGCGTGTTTATGATGGCGATGATAGGTATTGGACGATAAACTATAACGGCTTAAGAGACAAGAACTTTTACGTGGTTGGTGCTGGCAAGGAGCGAGATGAGGAAAAGATTCAAGGTGCCACATTCGGTTACTGGCTGGGCGATGAGATTGCCCTGCACACGAAGAAATTTATAGACATGGCGGTATCTCGTCTATCCCTACCATACTCGAAAGGCAGATGGACAGCGAACCCTGGAGCACCGAACCATGTTATCAAAACTGATTACATAGACAATCCTGATATTAAAGATATATTCTACTCAGAACATTTCGAGATAACGGACAACCCTGCATTAACCAAAGAATACATAGAGGGGTTATCCAGAACTTACAGCGGAGTATTCTATAAGCGATTCATTAAGGGTATGTGGGTGGCTGCCGAGGGTGCTATCTATGACATGTTCGACGAGGATATACACTGCTTTACGTCGGTTCCTCACGAGATAGATTACAGCAGATTTCAGGATATAGCAGTGGGGGTAGACTACGGAACACTAAACCCTACAGCATTTGTACTTGGTGGTAAAGACCTGAGAGGGAAGATTCATATAATAAACGAATGGGGCTATAACGGTCGCAAGATGCAGAAGCAGAAAACAGATGCTGAGTATGTTGTGGCTATGGGGCAGTTTATTCAGTCAACAGTGCCTGGTATAGATATAGCTCAAGTCCCGATATACGTTGACCCTTCAGCAGCTTCGTTCATGCAGGCATTACGTAAAGAAGGTTACTGGGTTCTGAAAGCTGACAATTCGGTTCTTGATGGAATAAGAGATGTTCAGACTAAATTCAACACAGATAGGCTTGTAATTAATTCCTGTTGTACTAATTTAATAGAAGAATTACAAGGTTATGTGTGGGATGAGGCAGCGGCTGAGAAGGGCGAGGATAAGCCTTTGAAGATTAACGACCACTGGGTCGATTCCCTAAAATATCTCGTAAGAAGCAGATGGAAAGAGAAATGGCAATAGATCATAAGGTGTAAAGTATATTTTACATTTATAAGGTATAGACTATAACACACTGAAAAAGCAGGTAAAACAAATGGATAGAAAACGATATAGAAAGGAATAAGTAATGGTTAAAATTACAACACCAAACGACATACCATGGCTACAGTTGGATGCTGATTTTCCAACGGCAGAGCAGAAGAGAAAGATTGACGAATGGAAGAAGATGGAGAAGCTTTACAAGGGTGAATTTAAGGACATATTCACGATGCCTAGTTATAAAGCTCTCAGCCCCCATGATAAGGAGATTGTAAGAGTAGCGGTGAATATCACAGGGGCTACCAGTAGAGCATTTTCCAATCTACTTTTCGGCAAAATGCCCGAGTTTAAGTCTACCACAGCTCAGGACTGGGTTGACGAGTTCATTGAGCGTAATGATTTCGAGAACGAGCTTTACATGGCTGGGGATGCCCAGAGTTTCCGTGGTCAAGCTATTTGTATGGCATGGATGGAAGATGGTGACAGTTATTGTAAATTTATTCCTGCCGAGCAGTGGTTTCCAATCGAGTCCAGAGATATGAGGCAGAGGTTTGATGGGCACGTTGTCGGCTGGTTCGAAGAGGTTCAGCAGAAGGTATATAATAAAGTCCAGACTATAGAAATATTCCATGCTACCATATACTTACAAGATAAGATTTACTTCTGGGATTATGAAGTAAAGAATGGAAAGGTGAAAAATATCTCAGAAAGAGAGCCTACCCAGATAATGAGTGCCAAGGGTTCGCTCATAGTACCTATTTATAACCTAGTGATGGACAACAACATCTATGGGCTGTCCGATTATGACGAAACAACAGTTGGGCTCGTGGAGGAGCTTGGGGTGAGGTTAACTCAGCTTTCCAATGTTCTCAACAAGCACGCTGACCCTACACTGATAGGCGGAAGGAATCACATTAAGAAATTCTTTGACCAGAGCGGTAAGGTTATTAGCGAGTTCTTCACAAAAGAAGACTACCTGATAGTTGATGACAAGGACGACATTAAGCCTGAATACCTCACATGGGATGCTAAGATTAAGGAAGTGCTTGAGAGTATCCAGACTATTATAGATATGATATATATGAGCACTGACACCAATCCTGCATTGTTCGGTCAGTTCAGGTCTGGTAATATCCCTTCTGGATCAGCACTGAAGAAAATGCTAATAGCTACTATAGAGAGAAAGAATAGGAAGAAGAATCAATTCAAGAAAGGACTTGACTCTATCCTGAAAACATGTTACCAATTAGAGACTTCTAATATATTGGATTTGACTATAAAGTTCCACTCAGGTATAACACTAGACGAGAAAGAGGTTGCTGAAATTGCTTCAATGAGAGCGGTTGGCAAGCAGACCATGAGTATCGAGAGGATGTTAAGCGAGATGGACGGGTTGAACTCAAGAGCCGTTATAGAGGAGATGGCAAAGATTGAAGCTGAGATGGAAAAGTTTACTGAAGCTGGTCAGTATCAGCCAGGCTTTACCGAAGACAAGCTTCAGTCTAACCCAGAAAACGGAGCTACTAGCCTAGACGATATGGGCAGAAACGAATAAGACAGTTGTAGAGTTGGAGGAATAAATGGCAGAGTTTATAAAGTTAAAAATCAGAGAGCCGAGGCTAAATAACCCAGAGAGGATTATACACAGGACGATTAATCCTAAGTGTATAGAGTATTATGATTTTATCGATGGCGAGACAATCATATACTTTATCAGTGGGGTATCTATGGTGTGTGTTGAGAATTTAGACGACTATATGGTGGAAGCCAATGACTGATAACCAAAAGAGGATTATTGAGCTAGCTAAAGAAGGTAAAGGTGCCCGCATTATCAGAAAGGAAACTGGTTACGCACGAGGTTATGTTGGCAGGGTTTTAAAGAAATATGGTTATAGCCAGAAAAGTCTCCAGCGTGGGGTTGAGAAGTATCTAGTCATAACCGATGCGCATTTTCCTTATGGAGATAAGCAATGTATAGATACTATAATAGATTATGCGAAAGATGAGCAGGTTGACCATTTAATCTGCTTGGGCGACATGTTTGATATGCACGAGATATCTAAGTGGGGCGACAAGTTCCGCAAGCCACTTGAGGATGAGATTGAAGAGGGTAAGCAACAGCTTAACGATTGGGTTCTAAGTCGTATTGATTTTAAAAAGAAGATATTCATAAAGGGTAATCATGAGGATAGATTAGAGAGATACATAACACTTAACGCTCGTAAGATTCAGAATTTACTTGAGCGAAAGGGTTTTGACATTCCCTCTTTAACAGGTCTTAATGATATGGGTTTTCAGTTTATAGATAACATCCAACACAGGATAGACAGTGGAAACTTCTTTAAGATAGGTCACTTACACTTTATCCACGGTCACGAAATAGCTGGTGGCGGTAAATATCCAGCACGGAACAAACTGATGAAATCCCACGATAACGTGATTTTCGGGCACTTTCATAAAACGGATGAGGCGATAGAGTTTAACCTGAGCAAGAAGCCTTCTAAGTGCTGGAGCGTGGGTTGTAGTAGTGGGCTATTACCTGAATATATGGTCTTTAATGAATGGAATCAAGGGTTTGCGATTGTAACATTCAAGCCTGATGGAAAATTTTCGGTAGATAATAAAGTTGTGGTTGACAGAGAAGTGTTTTAATGGTAAGGTAGATAATTGAGTTTCTAGGACGGCTAAGTTTTTAATTTTCTTCTCAGACCTCCTTTTCGATTTAAGCCCTTAGTGTAAAAGCTAGGGGCTTTTTTCGTGTCCCGACACCTATTACACAACTAAATATTAACTATTGATTTTACGAATAACGCACCACATTATATATACAACGCTTACTATAGCGGAAAAATATAGGATAAGGTGAATTATTATGGCAGTGGACGAGACAACAGGTGAAGAAAAAGATACTGGTACATCACAGGAAAACGATGGAGATAAGGACGGGCAGAAGACTTTCACTCAGGAAGAACTTGATGCGATAATCAAGAAGAGACTTGAGAGAACAGAAAGCAAGCTCAAGAGCGAGTTCGAAAAGCAACTTAATGAGTACAAAGCTAAGGCTGAGGATAATGAAGACAAAACATCCGAAGTTGAAAAGCTGTCAAAAACAGTTACTGAACTCGCTGAACAACTTGAAAAGCGTGAAAAGGAATCACAGAGGCTTGTGTTCGAATCAGCACTTAAAGATATAGCTGCTGAGGAAGAACTTGACCCGAAGCTGGTAACTAGGCTTGTGACTCCAGAAAACACGAAGAAAACAGAGGACGGTGTGATTGACTACAAAGCTACAATAATGGGACTCGTAGAAGAGTTTCCCTACCTGAAGAAAACAGGCAAGGATATTGGGAAGCCACCAGTCAGCCAACCACCTAAGAACAGAAAGAGAAGTGAAATGTCCATAAGTGAAAAGTCGGCATATATCCAAGAGCATGGACAGGAAGCCTTCTCGAGATTACCAAACTAATAATAGAGGGAAAATAAAATGGCAGGAACAAAATCGGATTTCGTAATCTATCAAGACCAATTCCATGGCGGAATGGTAGATAAACTCACGCAGGAGATTAATCTTTTCAACTCCTCAACAAACAACGCTATCAGGCTTGACGTTGAAGACCTGCTCGGTGAGTATAACAGAGAGACTTTCTTCAAGCGTGTAGCTAACCTTATCTCAAGAAGAGATAACACATCAACCTCAGCGGTTGCTTCGCTTAAAATGGAAACAGACGAGTATGTGGGTATTAAACTGAACCGTAAAGTCGGACCAGTAGACCAAACACTCGATGCTTGGAAGAAAGTTGGTAAATCACCACAGGAGATGAGCTTCATACTTGGTCAGCTTTACGCTGAAGAGTCTATGAAGGAGATGCTTGATACAGGTCTTAGAAGCCTTATCGCAGCTATCACAACTTACGGTGCTGGTACAGGCTACATAGACTCCACTACAGCATCTACAACAACCCTGAACACGACTAAGCTCGTAAGCGGTCTTGGTCTTTTCGGCGACCAGAGAAGCAACATAGTATGTTTCGTTGGGCACTCAAAGCCAGCGGTAGACCTCACAAGCTCACAGATTACAGATAACATCCTTAATGTTTCTGGTTCTGTAGTAAGGTCAGCATCATCTATCACACTCAACAGACCTTTCCTTGAGACAGATTCGGCTGTTCTTGAAGACACTGGTAACTACTACACACTTGGACTTGTGGAAGGTGCTGTAAGAATTAAGCAGTCCGAAGCGCCAACAGTGGTTACTGAGATCGTGACAGGGTACGAAAACCTTATAGGCAGATTCCAAGGTGACTATGCCTACTCAGTAGAAATTGAAGGGCATAAGTGGGACTTTACTAACGGTGGCGTCAACCCTAACGATACTGCTCTCGGTACATCTACAAACTGGGATAAGGCTGGTCAGGCAAGTGTTAAAACAGGACCAGGATTCTACCTTCTAACAAAGTAAGAATAAGGGGATTTTAAATGAAGTTTGAAGATAAAACAGTTGGAATTTACTATCCGCCTGAGCTTCAACTTAAATCAGAAATAGAAACTTATGTGCGTAATGGCGGGGGTTTTCCCCGCTTTCGCACAAATAAGGGTTTTAGGTCTGAATTTAGTCAATTAGAAATTTTTGATATGGTTGTGGTTATTGATGGTTTTAGTGACGTAGAGATTACTAAGGCTTATGAAGACAGGGGCATAGTGGTGGTTAAATATGGGGCTGAAAGTAAGCAAGAAAAGGTTGAGGAAAAGGTTACAGGAACAATTGACAGCGCTCAGGATGCCACAGGAACTGTTAAACGAGCTAGAGGAAGCAAAAAGACAGGTTTTTCAAGAGGTGTCTGAGAAACTCTTTATAATCGAGTGGAACACTAAACTGTTTCTATATAGGGAAGGTTTGTTAGATGAGCGAGACAGTCTCGCAGGACTCATTCAAGACTTTGAGCGAAACAATCAACCTAGGGATTGATGAAGAGGAGGATTAATCATGGCGGTAGCTATTAACGCAACAGAAGGCGGGGCTGATAGCAATTCTTACGTGACGTTGGCTGAGGCTAATGCAGAGTTGGAATATGTGTTCGATTCTGAGTGGTCAAGTGCTACAGACGACGAGAAGACTATTGCGCTGGTGCTCGCAGCTCGGAAAATAGATAGTTTCGGGTATTATGGCACTATAGCTTACGAAACCCAGAAGATGCAGTTCCCTAGGTACTTCAGAGAGACTTCCAGAACAGCGACACTGCTTAGCGGTGCGACTAGTTATATTCAGAGAAACGATGTGCCTATAACCCCTGAGAATGTGAAAACTGCTCAGATACATGAGGCTCATGAGATCATAAAGATGAAGAAGTTACTCGCTAATAACCGTACAACAAGGGAAGACTTGATTCGTCAAGGTGTTAAGTGGGTACAGATGGGCGAGAACGTTTATGAGCGGTATGAAAAGAGTTATTTAGAGCCGTTTATATCTCCAGTAGCACAGAGATTAATGCAGGGAATAATCAAGACACAGGTGGCTAGCTAATGAGCAGAGGCTTTCTTGATGCTTATCATCAGGTAGAAGTTACTTACTGGGATGTGGTGGAAACTACTGATGATTTCGGGCAACCTGTCATGAGTGGCAGTGCTACGCTGACATTCGGTGGCGTGACAGGGAAGAGCGTTATGACTAGGGATAATAAAGGCGAGGAGTATCATAGCGAGTTACAGGTGATGCTGGATGAGGATTTGAGCCTTAACTGTTGGATTGCAGAGGGTGATTGGACGGGGCATGACTTGGCTAATGTTGATATCGCTAGACGACCTGTTAGGAAACAGACGTTGAGAATGATTATTGGCGACGAGATTATGGGATATGAGTATTTGTTATGATAAAGCTAGAGTTTTATAACAAGGATTTTCTTAGTAAGATAAATGCTATTGCAGACGGTTTAGATATCAGTGCTAAAGAAGCTAAGATGAGGGGCATGGCAGACATTAAGGATGTTTGCGAGATTATACTTAAAGAAGCTAAGTATGAAGCTCCATTCGAAGATGGCGACCTTGAGGACTCAGGGAAGATATTGAGAAATGGGCTATACGCCTATATTATAAGATTCAGAGTCATGGATGGTGATTTTAATTACGCAGAGATACAGCATGAGAGTTTTCCGAGAAAGAGAATCAAGGGTAAGATAAAATATCTTGAAGACCCTTTCAATAGGCACAAGGACAAGGTTAATAGAAGGCTTGAGGTTACACTCATGAATATTTTAGAAAGAAATACGAGGGTTGGGCTATGAGTTCACCAGCTATGGATTTGAAATACAGGCTTGATAATGATGTAAGTTTTAATAAGGGTTCTTTCGTTTTCAAGGTGAGCTACGAGCCTGATGTGCCTGAGGAATGCGTTACTTTATACGATTACGCAGGTGAGAACAGGGAGTATATGCTCGGCGGGGTTGATATAGAGAAGCCAGCCGTACAATTCAGATGTAGGAGTAACGACTATGCGACTGGTTACGATTTTCTTCGGAGTATTGCTGATTATTTTAGGTCGGCGACATTAGAATTTGTCAATGCTGATTCAAGTTATAGTTACTGGGGATTCAGCCAGCAAAACGATATCACTTTCTTAGAGAGAGATGATGCTAACAGGTCAATATTCGTCTTGAATTTTTACCTCAAGCGATGTAAGTTATAGAATAAGTAAATAAGTTTTATAGGTAATATTAATAGGAGATAAAGAATGGCTAAAGTTAAGGGAACAGAGAGTAAGTTTTTGGTGTCTACGGATAACATAACTTATTACGCGCTGCCGATTGATTCAAGTTCACCTTCGTTTACAGCGGATGAGCTCGATGCAACAACACTGCAAGATGCCCAGTTCATGTCTATGGTTAAGGGACTAAAGAGTGGCTCGCTGTCTGGTAGCGTGAAGCTTAAGAGTGGCACCGAGTGCAAGGCTTATGTAGGTTATAAGGCTGTACTGAAGATTTCTGGCACAGCTATTGCTACTACAGCAGAGGCAATGACGCTCGTGTCAGGGCTTGTGTACAAGATTACCGATGCTACTAAGAATTGCTGGAGCAGAAATGTTGCAGTGACCGTTTATGATGGTGCTGTTGAGGTTGATGCTGCTGATATTAAGAGGATAGATTATCTTTTCGGTATAGTAGAGTTCGTATCAGGATACACCGTTACGGGTGCGATTACTGTTGACTGTAGCTATCTCCCACTCACAGTGGTTGCTGGCAGGACTGGTTATTCGCTGACTCAGACAGCAAATGTACCTGAAAGCTCCGACCTTGTTACAGTACAGGCTAACAATGGCTGGAAAGAGTATTTCAGCGGAAGAAAGACTGTGTCGCTCACACTCGATGGGAACTATGACACAACAAGCGGATTTTTTGACCTTCTGGTCGGGGACACTGTTTATGTTGTTGAAGGTACACCGGGTGGCGGCGGTGCCTCTTTCAGAGGATACTTTAACATAATCGGCTACGATTCAACTTCTGACGGGGACAATACAGTTACAGATACTATCAACCTTAGTCTTTCTAGCGGTTGCTCCACGGGTCAATCTTTCAGTTGGAATATAGTTGCTCTTGGTGATACCACTGTTTACGATAGAGGCGTTTACGAGTGCATTAAAGCTTGGCTGGAAGGTACTCCGCTGTATTTCAAGGCTATGGTAGACGATGCTAATAATATTGGCTATACAGGTCAGGTTGTCCTTTCCGATGCGTCGCTTTCAGGTTCAATTGGCGACGTTGAGACTATGAGCGTATCAATGACCACAAGTGGTGAAGTGACTGAGGTTGCTTAAATAAATTAATTTGCTAATGAGGTGAAAAACATGGCAGGAAAGAAGAAGTTTACAAACGCTAGGGATGCGTTTTACGCAACGAAGAAGGTACCAGAGTATGTCGATATTACGGCTTCAGGTGATTGGGGTGAGCTTGAGTTCAAGGCTCGCAAGATGACATATGGCGAAGTTGTGAAGTTTTCCAAGCTTAAAGACTCGGATGACCTTGTTGAAGGCATACTTTACCTGAGCGAAATAGGCGTAATTACTAATGCTGATGGGTCTGTGATGTTCGAGAAGGCTGACAAAGACTCTATGCTTGGTTCTGAGATGAGCGATGTTCTTGTTGACATCTACAGTGAAGTTGGCAAGATATTTGGTGCTCAGATTGAGGAAGGCAAGGAAAAAAACTAAAAGCAGGTGATAGGCGAAGCGAAGGGGCTTTGTGCTTGAAGCTTGGTTTAACACCTGCGGAATTAAGAACTTTACCGTACGAGGACTACATGTTGCTTAGCTTTGCTTATAGCGAAGAGATTAAGCAGGAGCAGGAATGGAAAAAGACGTTGCTCAGGTCTAACGGTGCTAAAATAAGATAATATGAAAAGGTTTGAAGGATAAGAGGTTTCACCTCCGCTCCACAACCACACAGGAGAGGGCTTGCTTGGTTTATGCTGGGCAAGCCTTTTTCGCTATGTATATGTTTGTACTATATCTATTATTGATATTTTTGATAGTTGTCGTATGTTAATGGAAAAGAAAAAGATTGTATAAGGTGTGATATATGGGCAAAGTTGGAGATGTATACGCTAGGCTAGGTTTGCAGGTAGCTACAGGGCAGTTTAATACTGCATCGAAAGCTATAAGGTCTATAGGGTATGATGCTATTTTTGTTTCAAAGCAAATGCATCAAACACGAGCATCAACCATTGCTCTCGGAGCTGCACTTGCTGCTTTAGGAGCAGGGGCGACTGTGGCTGGTATCGCAAGCATAGGCAAGGCTGTATATAAAACCGCTACCGAATTTGAACAGCTAAGAATAAGACTTAAGGCTGTTACTAAGGATTCTCTTGTTGCAAAACAGGGTTTTGATTGGATTGTAAAGTTCGCGAAAGAAACACCGCTTGATTTGAAAGAAACTGGCGACTCATTTGTCAAGTTAACCATGAGAGGCATAGACGCTACAAAGTCAATGCAAGCACTTGCAGATACCGTATCTGTGCTCGGTGGTGGAGAGCAAGCCTTGACAGGCATCACTAGAGCATTAACACAGATGAGTGCTAAGACTAAAGGTATAGGTCAAGAATTTAATCTGCAATTGTCCCAGTATTTAGTTGATGCGCCACAACTTTTAAACAAGCATTTTGGAACAGCAATATCCACAGCAGAGGAAGCTGTTGAGAGATTTGGCAGTGGGTATAACGTTGCCGTTGCCCTAATAGATGCTCTTGGTAAAGAGTATGCTGGCGGAGCTGCGTTATTAATGAATACGGCTGCTGGTCAGATAGAGATGTTGCAGGATAACTTTAGAGTATTTGCGGATAAGGTTGGACAGAAGGGTTATCTCGGTGGCATTAGGGATGCTGTAAAAGAAATCAATAACGCATTTGATAGATTAGATGCTAATGGCAAGCTGGATGACCTAGCTCAGACTTTTTCTATCGTATTGACTGGAGGCATAGTTGTAGCTATCAATGCATTAGGAAAGTTCATAAATTTGTTAGTTTCAGGTTATAGAGTAATTGGCACCTTTACTAATAGTATTAACATCCTATTTAAATCATTAGTTGTCACAAAACTTCAGGAGAATAACGAAGAACTTGATGCGTTAAATAAGAGAATTGCAAAAGGAATTAGTCTTGTAGGCGAGAATACTAAAGAATATGAAGCCATGAATAGGGCTTTAGAGTCTAATACAAGACAAATCGAGGAGAATAATAAGAAGATAGCCGAAGCATCAATGGCTGGTAGAGACTTGGTCGATGAAAACAAGTTTTTAGAGAAGGTTTCTTTAGACGTTAAAAATGCTGTTAATGAGGTTAACTCAGTTCTCGAACAATATAAAAGTAGCGTGATAGAAGGAGCAAAAGCAAATAATGAATTTAATGAAGAGATAGTTTCTGGCGATAAGGCTCTGTTAAAATATACAAATGCCCTAGCGAAGGAAACTGCCGAGAAGAAAGCAAACCTCAAGGTTACTCAGCAAGCAAAAGACCTGCAAGAGAAGATTAATAAGCAAATCGCAAGGGCTAATATGAAGCCTGTTTCTTCTGGGATTGTTAAAGACCTTCAAGCATCTTTAAGAGTTAGTCAGGGTGCTAATGCGTTGTTAAGTAAGGACGAGTATGGGAACGTAGTACAAAGCAATAAGACTAACAACTCACAGAAACCACTTGGAGTAATAGAGCAACTCAAGGAACCCGAGTCAGTTTTAGCTATTGCTAATGCTTTCGGGTCGAATGTTGGCGGTGCTGTTGGTATAGGTCAGAATATACTAGACAACAACTGGGGTGGTGCTATTTCTAGTGGAATAGCTCTGATGGCTGAGAATAGTCCATCTATGAAAGAGGCTATGGAGAAGATTAACAAGTTTGTTGGGAAGATATTTGGAATACTTGGTGATACTCTAGCACCCGCTATAGACATAGTTGCTACCACTCTCGAAGCAATGGAGCCTGTGTTGAAATTTATAGGGAAGCTGCTTGAGAAGATTGTAGGGTTCTTTTTAGGCTCTACGAGCGGAGGCAGTCAGGGGCTTGTGCCGAATACTGTACCTATATTTGGAATATTCCATGACGGCGGGATTGTTGGTAAGGATGCGAACTCTTCCAGCTACGGATTGAAGGCGGATGAGGTTCCAGCAATTCTCCAAAGTGGCGAGGTTGTTTTAAGCAGGGACACGCTTAAGAATGGTGTTGGTAGTGGCGGAACTACTATCGTACAGAATATTACTGTTAATGGAGACGTAAGCCCTGAGACAGTCGCTCTTGTAGCTAGAAGCATGAAGCAGGCGGCAAAAGAGGGTTATGATAGAGTGCTGAATGATGTTGCTAGAGGGAATGGTCAAATAAGAAAAGCTTTGGTTGGGGGTTGATAAATGGCGGCGATTGAATGGGTGGATGGTATAGCACCTAAAAGTATGGATTTTAGTATTGTTTATAATAATAGAATTTTCCAATCTTCCTTTACAAATCATCAGCAAGTAGTTGGCAGTACTGGAGATTACTGGCAAGCTACTATGAATTTTGATGTGCTGGATACTGCTAAACAGAGAGCTTTAACTGCTTTTTTTGGCAGATTGAAAGGTATGCACGGAACTGTTAAGGTTCCAACGTTTCTGAGGTATCGAACTGATAATATCGGGTCTCCAGTTATTTCGAGTGCTTTAACACAGGCTACTAGCATGGTTATTAGTGGTGTATTGCCGTCAACACAGGTTTTCAATGCTGGTGATTACATAACTACTGGTGACGAGCTTTTTGAGATCACCGATAACGCTACAAGCAATGTGTCTGGTCAGGTTGTTGTTAATGTTAATAAGCGGATAAGGAATACGTTGAGTGCTGGCACTGCGGTTGAGTATAAGAATCCTTATTGTGTAATGAGGCTGACGAGTGACAGTTTAGGACTTAATGGTCTTGACGGATTGTTCGCTGGGTCTAATGTTACCTTTATGGAGGCGATTTAATGAGTATAGGAACATTTCCGTTTAGTCAGGCTGTTGTAGATATTATTACTACTGACGAGTTCTTTATGGTCTATGCGTGCGAGCTGTTCTTTGAGGAGGAGACGCTTAGGTTTCATAGCGGAACAGGGCAGTTGGTACTGGATGGTTACACATATACAGGTGTTGGTGATTTTGGCGGCATAACTGCGGTTGAGGAAGACAGTCAGGGAACTTCGCCAAAGAGTATTACGCTGAGTCTTTCTGGGCTCAATAGCTCAATACTTAGTGATAGTTTATATGGTGCGAAAGGTAGAGATGCCAAGATTTATTTAGTAGTTGCTGATAAATCTGGTACTCAAGCGGCTGACGTGTTATTTCAAGGCAGAATGGACGCACCTCTGGTTAGCTATGGCGGGAATGATGGCTCAAATTCAATTAATATCACTGTTATTGACAGGATGGATAAGTGGAATAGGGTAGATACTGAGAGATGGACAGACGAGAGTCATACAAGTAGAAATGGTGCTGATGATAGATTCTTTTATGCTGTGAAGCAACTTGCTGATGCGCCTATATATTGGGGTTACAAGAAAGATGCACCAAGTTTTGAATATACAGTTCCAATTCCGGCGAGGTAACGTATGAGAAATAGAGAGTGGAGTAAATTTCTTGCGGATAAGATTTGTGAGTGGATGGACTATAAGTTTAAGTGGGGTAAGAAGGATTGTTGTATTTTCGTTGGCGAATGTATAGAAGTTATGACTGGCGAGAACCCACAGAAAGAGTTTATGGGTAAATATAGGTCTGAGAAGGGCGCATTTAGGATCTTAAGAGAAGTTGGCGGGATAGATGGGGTCTTGGGCAGGAAATACGAAAAGATCGATTTAAAGATGGTTCAGAGGGGCGATGTGGCTACTGGGATTGCTAGTGACGGCACTGAGACAGTTGCCATCTGGTTTAATGGATGGTGGAGTACTTGCGAGAACGGTGTCGGTCGGATAGAGTTTGAGCCTAAGTGTGGATGGAGGATTAATTAATGGCTAAGAATGTACTTGGTGGGATTGGTGGTGGCTTACTCGGGATAGCAATATGGTTCGCAGTTGGTGGTCCGACAAACCCTATTGGTTGGGCTGTTGGTGGAGCACTGCTCGGAGCTATGGCTGCGAATAGGAAAGCTCCTATTGCTGGCGAGACGAGTGCGCCTAGGGCTACTACAGTGCGGTCCGCTGTTGCACCTACTAGATATATACTAGGCAAAACATATACTGGTGGCGTATTAACATGGGTACAGGAACAGAAGGGTGACCAGACGACTGGCGAGTGGCTACATTGCGTTTATACCTTGAGTGAAGGCAGCATAGAGGCTGTTGATGAGATATATGTTAATGATGAGTTGATTTCGGAATATGCTGGTGTTATAGATTATGAGGTTGTGATTAACCCAACAACTGTTAATACTTATTTACTTGAGAATTGTGAAGACTGGAAGGAAACTCAGATTGGCAGGAATCTTAGCTGGGTTAGAGTGAGTTTTAAGTTCGACCAAAATAAATATAGTGGCGGTGTGCCAGATGTTAAGTTTGTTGTTAGGGGTCTGAATACGATATATGATTACAGGACTGGCACGTCTGGATATAGCGATAACCCTGTCTTATGTCTGATCTGGTACCTGAAGAATAGACTTGGGTATACTGATGATGATTTCGTATTGGATAGTGTTATTCAAGCAGCGAATATATGCGACGAGACTGTTACGAATCCTGATGGTTCTGCAAGTAAACGGTATACTATGGGGTGCGTGCTTTCTGTTAATGAGTCAAAACCAACCGTTATTAACAAGATACTAGACTCGTTTGGCGGTAGTCTCAATGAGATCGGTGGCAGATGGATGATTGAGGCTGGAGCTTATTACGGGGCTTATGATTATACAGTTACCGAGGACATGGTTATCGGGAACGTTGATTTCAGGACAGAGGTTGCAAGTTCTGATAGTATTAATACTGTAAGAGGTATTTTTAATGATGTTGACTCTTTGATTGAAAGCGACTTCCCAGAGATAGTTGATTCCGCTTGGGTTACAGAGGATGGTGGCGAAAGTGCTATAGACCTGAACCTGTCCTATGTTTATGATGTTTACCAAGCACAGAGGCTCGCTGACATCATGTTAAGGCGTAGACGTAGTGGTGGTTGGTTTTCACTTAAGCTTAACTATAATGGTTATAATTGCAGACCAGGAAGGGTTGTGCGGTTGCTGCTCCCTAGTCTTGGAATTGATGGCGAGTTTATAGTTGATAAGTTCTCAATGGATAATGAGGGTTGTCAGGTCGAGTTGAAGGAGTATAACGCAGGGATGTTTGATGATACTGCTGGCAGTGAGTACATCCCCTTACCTTTTATCACTGTGAGCACTGGCGGGTTGTCTGCACCGACAAACCTATCATGGACTCCTAACTACAACAGCTCTGTTCAAGGCTTATTTAGCTGGTCGCCACCGAATGGAAGTGTTGAGAATTATGGCGTTATTATCAGAGATAGTTTTGATAATATACAGCAGACTTATCAGGTGATTGGTGCTTTTAATAGTGTAGAGGTTAGTGGCTTAGACGCTGGCGTGTATAATTTTGCGGTTTATGCAAGAAGCGCACTTGGGAAATCTGGCGAGGCAGTGCTTTCTGTTAGTATTAACGTGCCAGCCGACCCAGAGATTGTGACTTTTACTAACCAGATCGACAGTATCACTATCATACCTAGCAATCCAACCACCGATATTAATGGCGGGACGTACGAGTATTACTATAACATAACAGAGACAGCAGTCCCTGAAACCGAAGGCACAAGGCTTGGTACCGGGCAAAGTTTCACACACACAGGCTTATCATTTGCGACAACATACCATTACTACATCAGGTCTGTTAATGCGTATGGCAAAAGTGGTTTTTATCATCTGGAGGCTATGACCTCTAATGATGTAACCGCCATTCTCGCTGCGCTTAATAAAAAAATATCTAACAGCGAGCTTACGCAGGAATTGCAGGATTCTGTCAACTCCATATCTAACCTTCAGCTTGACGTTGACAATCTCAACCAGACTGTTAACGAGCTTCTTGTGGCACCGGATTATGATGAAAATGAGTCGGAGGTTTTAACGGGCGAAGTTCGTTTTTACACCGTTGATAACCATATATACAGGGCAATTCAGGATATGACAGCCCTTATCCCTGTTCCGACAGATACCGACTACTGGCTTGACCTCGGCGAGTTTGAAAGCATTGTCAGTCAGATAGGTGAGCTGACAACCCAGATAGTTAATCTTGAAGCCGTCACGGGCAATCAGGGGCAGATCATATCTATTCTTCGCTCGGCTGGGCGTGATGAGGACGAAGACGGATATCTTAATGATGTTATGAACCAATATGAGGCGAACGCTCAGATCGTCGAAGAGAAGACTACCCGCATAAGTGAAAATGAGGCGCTAGCAAGGCGTATCACTACTGTCGAAGCAGAGCTAGGGGACGACCTTCAGGCAACTATTGAGCAGATAGAGCAAACCATAGCCACACTTGAGCAAGCTACAGCACAGCAGATAACAACATTACAGGCGAGCGTAGGCGACAATCAATCAGCCATACAGGATAATGCCACAGCCATAGCTAATGTTGACGGCTCTGTATCCGCAACACGTATACTTAAAACCGAGGTTAACAGCGGCGGCAAGCAGGTTGTCACAGGGCTAGGTCTTAAGTCTTCTATAGATGAGGGCGGGACTGTACAAAGCGAGGCTTATTTTCTCGCTAACACTTTTGCAATCATAAGTAGCATAGACGGAAACGAGTTCGTTCCTTTTACTGTGGATGCAGGCAGTGTTTACATGGATAATGCATTTATCCGACGCCTTACTGCCGATCAATATGCAGAGCTTAGAAACACTATTGTTTATAATGGTGCCGATTCGCTGGACAACACCTACCCGATACAAGCCCCTTTTACGATACCGATAGAGACAACAAGCATCGTCAGTATAAAACTATCTTTCAGGATACAGCCTTTCAGGGCGTATTCAAAAGCTTTGACAAATACAGACATGATCTCCAGTGAGGAAGTTGGACCATTTTCAGATTATAAAACTTTTATAGTAGACAACAGTAATACTTTGGGAACGCCTGTCTATGCGTACAATGGACAATTGTATTGCGACGGCGGAGGATCCGTGAGTAGCTACGAATCACTTTATGACTATCTAGATATTGAAGATGGCACCATTGGAAGTAAAGTTTATGTGATAAATCATAAGCTGTATGTTGATAAAGATTCTGCCCCAATGATACTTCAAACCCGTGGTGGTAGGGAAGTATTAGTAATGAGTGTACCTGATAATGAAGGGCTTGACTCTACTACTCTTGTTACGTATGCAAACAATGAGTTTTTGCAAACTAATGAGACGAGTTTTTCAACTGTAAGAACTCATTATCATACAATATTTAAACACGATCATGGAATAGAATACGGTATTTACGAAGAAGGCGGGTCACCCCTTGTGGGCGTATTGACCGATGATGGCAATGGATACACCTACAGGTTCTCATCCTCTTCCGATATTCTAGACTATGACCTGACACCCTATTTCACAGGCACAGGATGGAAGGGAATAAGCTTTACCGCCAATCAGCGATGCAGAGTGGTATACAGCATACAGCTAAAGCTGGATATAGAAGCGTAATGGTTACATGCTACACAAAATAGCTATTGATTTTTGGCATGATAATTGATATATATAATATAGGAGAAGATAATGGCAAATACATGGTATAGGGACGGCACAGTAACCGTCACAAACGGTTCAACGACAGTGACAGGCGCAAGCACAGCTTTTGATGCTAATTGCAAGGTTGGAGATGAGTTTATCGGACCGGACGGAAAATCCTATGAGATAACCAATATTGCTTCCTCAACTGTAATATCCATTTTATCCGTCACGGGCGGCGGGTATGACGGTGCTACAGCGTCAGGACAAGCATACGCCATTAGACCTACCCAGGGATATGTTAAACAGAGCGCTGACAGGCTGAGCACGATAACCAGTAGTCTTATGGATGGTCTGGACGTATCACAGGGTGGTACAGGGGCGACAACAGCGGAAGATGCACGGACAAACTTAGGTGCTTTGGGCGCAACTGAAACCGCAGCCGACTCAGCGTTACTTGGAGGCAAAGCCGAATCTACTCTCAGCGTTGCTGACTCAGTATTGTTAGGGGGTAAGCCAGAAGCTAACCTTAGTGTTGCTGATGCTGCAACACTAAATGGTAAGGCTGAGTCTACTCTCAGTGTGGCTACTGCTGTGTCTGCTGACAACTTGGGTGGCTATTCAGCGGAGCAACTTGCGAAGGCTTCGTACAATGCTTGCCGGAATCCGGATTGCTCTGTTAATCAAAGAGAGGCTACTAGTGTATCTGCTATTAATGAGTTTATAGTAGATGGCTTTTATTTATATACTGTTTTAGATGGTGGTACTTCCAGTGCTGTGAGTTCTCAAGCCGATTTTAATGGACAGAAATGGATTAAAATGTCTGGTGAGATTACAGGAGGTGGTGGCACTGAAAGC